CCATTCATCAGAATAGCCTCGATATACAGTTGCCCTAGCAGTATTAGTCATTTCACAAGCTGTTTTAAAGATTTGAGTATACCCATAATCGTGGTCTAGTTCTTGTGACCATACGTCTGGAGCTCCTGAGCCTTCAGCATATGCAGTTCCAATTACTTGACAATCAACAGCAGTACCAGAGCCATCAATTGATACCGCAACACTAGATTCTCTTAACCATCGAACTTCTATTTCAGTAGCTGAATTAACTGCTGTAACAACGCATGTTGCAGAATTACTTCCTGCCCCTGCACCTGAGTGAGCTGCAGAAACCATAACAACCATACCCTTGATAATCCATGGGGATGATGATATAGTCATAGTATCAGTCGTATCTTCGTCAATTGCACCTAAGTTGCTTGATGTTGTGAATGTTCGGTCAGTAATCGCAATTTTTGTTCTATCTTCCAAGAAACGGAATTGCGAATCCGTTGTTGGAACTTTTCCTACTTTAGACAAATATACAAAAAACGGAGATTCTTCTGGGGCTAAATCTGCTACTCTATCGCTAAAGTCATATAACCTTCTTGACCCTTGTGTTAACGATAAAGCTGTTTGTGACCCAGGAGTTCCGAATTTTACTTGTCCACTATTATAATTAGCCATTATAATATCTCCTTAGTTTATTTTAATACGTTAGTGCGTCCTCCAGCAGCGACAATTGAGTCCCACATTGCATCAGCGTCAGATTTTGGCATTTGAGGTTTTTCACCTTGCAATACACCACCGACTTGTTGAGGCTGACTTTGTACATTGCGTACTTGGTCTAATGGGCTTGGTTGTCCTTCGCTCACTGGAGCACCGTTAACAGCTTGCCACATTTTGATTACGTTATCCAATCCATACTCAGAAGGGTGTTTGTCTGCAAAATCAAAAAACGATTGAACTTGTTCATCATTCATTCCTTTTGCTTTAAGTTGAGCATTTAAATTCGCTCTTCCTGTTTCTTGACGAATACCTTGAGTAGCTTGGGTAACAGCACCATCAATGGTTTGCTGTAGTTCTTGCATCCTAAATTTATAAGATGCAGATGTTGGGTCATTATAGGCTTCCCATGGGTCAAACTCATCAGGCTTAAGTGCTACTTGTGGTTGTGCTTTTGGTTGACCATCGACTGCGCCCTTGAGTTGCTCAATGACATCAGGTCGAGATTCCAAAAATTTGCCAACTTCTTCGTATTGCTTTAGCTTTTGATTTTCACTATAGAGCTTATCCTTCTCAGATTGAAAGAATTTTGCTTGTTCTTCCCAATTGACAGGAGTCTCTTCTTGTGTTTGTCCTTCATCTTGCCCTACAAATTGCTCGGATTGACCAAGTTCATCTTGAATTTGATTTCCTAGTTCATTTGCGTCCATTTTACTTATCTCCTTGTTTGCTATCTCTCTTACCCTTTTGAGCCTGACTACGCTTCTCTTGCTCTGTGGCTAAACGTAATTTCTCGGATTCGAGTTTAACAGCATTTGAAAGTCTTCCGACTTGTAATTTTTGTTCAGCTTTACTTGATGACTCTGTTTCTTTAAGTCTTCCTTTAAACTTCTCAACCTCTGCAGCTTTACGGAGATGTACTGCTTCTCGGTCTCTAGTTTGTAAGTCACCAGACAATTTCTTAATTTGCTCTTGAGCACCTTGCAATTGTTGTTGCAATTGTGTAATCATATCAGTACGTTGTAATACGCCTGCTTTATCAAATATATCGGTTTTCTTCAATGCTTCTACCTTATCAATTAAGCCTGCTTGATATGCTTCCATATAAATATTCCACTCACCCCATTTATTTGATGGCATAGTAGAATTACCAATAACACGAATATCAAATTGACCTACAGATATATCATTCTCAATAGATTGAAGTTCCATAGTCTTATCATCATACATTCGCTTATTTATAGTATATTCATTTAAATCGTTATTTGGTTGTACTATTCTAAATGTTTTCTTGAAATCATAATGAGATTTAGCAAGATTATATATAACTCGACCTAATCTCTTTAATGAACCCTCAATATCACGTAATTTAGATTTTGAACGCCTTTGCCCGAAATCTTCAAGCATCATAGTTGCGGATGATGTTTTTGGAGCTACCTCAGTATTTCCTTGCATCATTTCAAATATCCCCATATTTAAATCAATATACTTCTCAATCATCGCAGGCAATTGAAGTATTGAACTTGCAAGTGGTTGAGGAGCGGGGAAATGAGGTTCTCCTAAAGATGGGTCATATTCAATTGTAGCATTTGGATTTGCCCAATCCTTCTCTAATTGCTCTATATTATCAACTGAACCTTCAGGAACAAGTAACTTTAGCCCTGCGGATGCTTGTGCATGAGATGTAATTAAAGATAACACTTTATTTAAGTAGATTTGAGAATCTTTATTCTTTCGAACATCACTCATTGGATAAGGAGTATTAGTCCATATATTTGGTACTGGTACGATAGGGTAAACATCAGTATCCAGTACTCTTTCGTATAAAACAATTTGCCCAACAATACAAGTCAATTTAATCCTTGTTTGCATTACTTGAGCAATGTCAATCATACCCTTCTCAACTGCCAATTGCATACGTTCATCTTGAAGTAGTGCTTGGAGTTTTGCATCATCAAGAATCTGTTCATCTCCAGATTGCATATCAATAACACGATAATAAGGAACTTTAATCTTTGAAAAAGATTCAATTAATCGATATTTCTCAGAACCCTCTCCTTGGTCTAAATCTTTAACAATATCAGGTGTAAATCTAGTTTTTGTTTGAGCTTGAGTAGAACTAGGATAATCTTCTTCAAGATAATCATTTCCTTCAAGTTCATCTATTAAACTCTTACCTTCTTCATTTTGCTCAGCTAACTGAGGATATAAATCCATCAATTGAAGCTTGGTCATGATTGTTGATAGCATTATACCAGAAGCATCATCAAACCAGCGATTACGAGAATTTGGGTCTACTACTACACGAAATGGGTCAACATAGCTAAATTTAACCTCACCTCGACCATAATCAGCCTCAGCATCTATATAGCTATAAAAATACCCTAGTCCTGTAACAGCATAGTCATGAATAGTTTGCTTGAATGTTTCATCTCCATCAGAGATGTCCCAAACATATTCTAAGATTCCTTTCCATACATTAGCCATTTTTATATCAGAATCTTCTCTGCCTGCAGCAGAGAATTTAGGAGGCTTGGAAGTGATAATAGCTTTAAACTGTTCAACCGCAGAGTAGAGTCTGTCTAGTGCCAGAGAAGACTGGTTACGTTCATCAAGTTCATTAACTTGTGCCTCAGACCAGTGATTCCCTAAATAGAAATCTATGTCTTCACGGGCTTGAACATCCCAATCTTTTCTTGCATCAGACCAACGTCTCCACAACTCTTTTATTTCTTTTACTCTAATATCTTCTTGAATCATAGGGGTAAATATACTATAGCTTTACTGTATGATGCAAATTATCGTCTCGCACCTGTAAGCCAATCGTATGCCTTTTTAGTTCGTGTTCTGTAAGTATTTGCTGTTTTATCCTTAATAGTGGCTTTGCCAACCGATTTATTGCCTTTTGCAAACTGAGTTGATAGCCAAAATGCATCAATGCAGTCATCATGAGAGCCTTTTGGAAAGTCCAACAGTTCTCCCATAAACTCATGCATATCTTTCTTTAGGTGTACAGCTCCTTGCCTGAACTTAGGTTGAAGACCCTCAAAGAGCCTATCCTTTTTCTTTTGGTTGCCATACCCTTTAATACCTTGGTTTATACCAGGAATGAACATTCCTCGTGCTTTACTTTGCTTTTGAACGTAATCACGAAGCATTTCCTGATATGCAATTGTTTCAATATTTACTCTTTTGACGGGTGAATATCGTTCAACAGTTTTAAATATCTCATCTGCGCAGTCCATCGGTAAGACTCTTTTTCTCCAATACTCGATAACGTAGTAATCAAACTTAGCAGTAACGCCAATAACCATAATAACGCTATAGTCATTACGAGCCCCAAGTGTCGAAGCAGGGTCAACACCAATATAGATATTGACAAATTCACGACTCTTGTCATCGAATTGAATATACCAGCTTTGAGCTTCTTCATCAAATCTACAATGTCCTTTATATAGCCCATCAGTGATATCTCCTTCAGTAAAAATTTGGTCTTCAGGTGATTTAGCCTGATTCATGTATTCTTGATAAAATTTACTTGGAGTGCCAGAATCTATATAAAATTGCTTACGCTCCTCAATCTTCTTTACTGGCCAGCGACTTGGCCAGAGTGGTGTTCCATCATCAAGTAATGCTTTATATGTAACTATCTTCCAAGAAAAATCTTCGCCATTTTGCTTGGCTTCATTGCTATCACGGACAAGGTTGTTCAAGAATGAGTCATAATGGACAATCGTACCATTACACCATAAAAATCCATTCTTATCAAAATCAATCGCTGGATAAACCGCAGCAGTTACCCAATTCTTAATTTGTTGCCTTGCTTCGGGAGTTTTAGTATTTAACTCTGATTCAAAGTCATCAAGTATCATTCCCGTATATCGTGTTGAATTTTGTTTTTTACCACGCAATCTTTGCGATGTACCCTTACCAATCATCCTACAGCCATTAGAGAGTGTAAATTCATTCTTTGTCCACTTATCACCTTGAAGGTCGCCAAAGTAATAATGGATGGCAGGGTTCGAATATACATGATTCATAATCCAACCAATATTATCAACAGCTTGGTCTTGAGCCTCTCCAATCCACGCAATGAACTCAGGTTCTTCTTTTGTTGCGAATAATAGTCGATGCATGACCGCAGTGGCAGCAAGCGTAGACTTTGCGTGGTCTCGTGGCAATACTAATCCAAGTTGTTGCTCTTTCTTATCAATGAGGAGCTTCCCTACTTCGTTATGAAAATCTGGCGTTGCTGAAGCAAGGAAGTCTTGAGGGGAGAACATTTTACCAAAAACGATGAGGTCATTATACGCCAGATGGAGGATTTCCTCATTCTTTGATACGTCTCCGTGTAGGTTTAAGTTTGCCATTTATGGCATTGGCATTTTATGTAATTTATAAAAATCTTTAATATCTTTTGTAGATGTAGTATCATCAGGGGATTGTCTTATTGAATTTAAAAGTAATTGCATAATTTGGTCTTTTGTGCTATATGGCTCGTTATCGTCAAGTCCATATGTACTTGGCATCGAGAAATTACGCTTATAGAAGCGATTATCGCCTCCTTTGGTTTGGGCATTGAAAATAGCAGTCCCTTGATTAAATATATAATCTTCAAGTAACCCATACATATCAATAGTTTCAGAGTTTACCTGATTCTTAATATTCTTTGGGTTTAAATTATTTCTTGATATCTTGCTATCAATTGCTCCATGTGCTCCTTTAGTCATTGTCTTTCTCCTCAATTATATGTTCGTGCAGTGTACCGCAATATTTTGGACAAGGATTATAATTATCATCAATATCATCAAAGATGAATCCGAATATAATTGCAAATATTATAATTATTAAATCCTCGTTCCCATTCAGTTAGCCCTTTATGACTTGTAATGTTCCATGCTATGTATGAATGACTTGATATGTCCCTCACGGTGCGAATCGTCCCCTGCCCAGTGATAATCAGCCCACCAGTCAGGTAAATTGTCTATACTTAATCCTTTAAAGCTTGCCTTGGGATGATATCTCACATTGCCCAAA